GTATTGCAAAAGTACAAGTAATATTGTAAGTGATGCAAATGGTCCAACAACTTTAAATGCATCAGCAATTGCTCAAATTGATTCCACCACCAAAGGCTTCCTCCCACCACGCATGACAACAACGCAGAAGAACGCAATAGCAAGTCCTGCGGCAGGATTGCAAGTGTATGACACAACATTAAATCAAATGTCGTATTACAACGGCACAACTTGGGTAAACTTTTAAAAAAACAAATATGGCAAAGAAAATCGCACCTATCAATGTATGGGTAAACGGACAAAGCAAAGAAGCACAATACTTACAAGTAACGGGCATTAATGACAACTACGAATCATCAGCAACAAACTATTGGCAAATGTTCACTATGAATGTGGATGCCGATGGGGTTGAATCAATGGGGGAAGCGGTTGCTCAAGGGAACTTGACAATTGATGGACAAGACTACATCAATTGGGGCGACCAACCTGCAATGAAGATTAACGAGTGGATTTATGATTGGGTGGCTGAACAGTTGAACCTAACAATTATCTAATGAGAATTAACCGATCCATAATATCCAACCAGACTGAGTCAGTACCAGTAGTACGGACTCTTACCATTAATGGTGTGACTTACGATTTGACTGCCAATCGTAGTTGGACAGTTAGTGGTGGGGGTATTAGTGGTAGTGGAACTACGAACTACCTATCCAAATGGACAAGTGGTTCAGCGTTAGGGAATAGTGCAATCTATGAAATAAGTGGAAACATCATCATAGGAAATACCGCAAATAGACTGCGTTTGACTGTTAGTGGATTAGATTCAAGTTCACCTACACTTGGAACGGCAAGCGGAACAATGCTTTTGTGTAATTCTACATCTACCAATGACTATGGTATGATGTTTGGAATATCTCCAACTGGGTCGGGTTGGATTCAGCAACAAAGGGTAGATGCCTCTGCAACTGCTTATGCTTTATTGCTACAACCAAGTGGAGGGAATGTTTTAGTTGGAACTACATTTGACAACGGCAACACGTTCCAGGTCAATGGAAGCATCTATGGTAAGGGTTTAGTTTCCGATGTTAATGGGGGTGTTGGCATTGGCATAAATGCCACAAACCAAGTATTGAGTGGTTCATCAACAAATCCTTTAGCGTATTTAAGCACAACGTGGAACACTACTGGGAATGCCGATGCGTTTTTATTGGATGTAACAAATACGGCAAGCGGTGCATCATCAAAAGTAATGAGATTAAGAATTGACTTTAATAACATTTTTGTAGTCAAAAAAGATGGTTCAATAAATACTGGAATACCAACGGGATATACTACATATAACGATTGGAAACTTGGTGAACCAATTACGGGAACAATAACACCCGACAATTATATTATAGTTGAAATAAACGGGCAAATTTATTCAATCCCAGCACTACTTGGAACTCCTTAAAAATTAGTAATTTTGAATCTAAATTAAACACTATGACTATTGTAGACTTGAAAGCATCCGCTTATGATTGTTTAGCACAGATTGAGTACTTGCAAAAACAACTCCAAGAGATTAACCAAAAGATTGCAGAGGAACTCCAAAAAGAGAAGAACGAAAATGGATAGCAAATCTATTGGAATGTGCGTAGCGACTATACTAATTAAGGTATGGGCAGATATTGCTCTATCCGAGGTTGGTGTAGTCGTTGCCATTATAGCAGGTATCTCAACGATAGTGTATAATGTAGTAAGGCTTTACAAAGAATTAAAGCAATGAGGCAATTTTTCACAGAGGAGAGCAACCGATTAAGCATGAAGCGACTTTGTGCTTTTATTGGTACTTTATCCTTATGTGCGACAATGATTGCCAAGCCTACTGATGTTGCTATCTACTCTGTTACATTTTTAGTATCCTCAGCACTTGGGTTCTCATCTGCTGAGAAAATATTTAGGAAATGAGATATCTTTTATTGCTAATATTATTTGGATGCAACCCAGTTAAGCAGGTCCTTCGTGACCAAGAGAAACTTGAGCAAGTCGCAAAGGTTGTAGTCAAAGGAGGATGGTGTGCAAACGATACTACATTCATAACTAAATCAGATACTCTTATTGAGGTTGATACTTTGGTAAGGATTGATACATTAACTGATACCTATGTACTTAATGATACAATACACATTGTAAAATGGAAAACAAGGGATATCATCAAGTCTACAACCATTTACGATACCATTAAGTCATTCATAGTGGATAATGCTCGTGTGAGGTTATTACAGACCGATTCAAGCCGTTTGGCATACGAGTTAAACGAATGGGAAGGGAAAGCAAAAAAAAGGCAGTTTTGGATATTATTTTTGATTGGTATCATTCTTGCATATTTCTATATCAAATCTAAACTATGACATTGAATAAAGCAGGTGCAGACTTGATTAAATCCTTTGAAGGGTGTAAATTAAAAGCATACCAATGCTCTGCAATGAAGTGGACCATAGGTTATGGCAATACCTTCTATGAGGATGGTAAACCAGTAAAGATGGGTGATGCCATTACACAACAAAAAGCAGAGCAGTTGTTTGAGTTAATATCGGCAGACTTTTCTGCTAAGGTTGCAAAACTTGTGCAATCGCATATAACTCCTAACCAATTCGGTGCATTGACCTCATTTGCATATAATTGTGGAGTGGTTAACTTACAGAAATCAACCTTGCTTAAAAAAATCAATTCCAATCCTAATGACCCTACCATAAGGGCAGAGTTCTTAAAGTGGAACAAAGCAGGTGGTAAAGTTCTTGCAGGTCTGACAAGGCGAAGGGAGGCAGAAGCAAACCTTTATTTTAAGTGAGAAAGGTTAATATTGGCAGAGAGTATCGTGAGAAGTATGGATGGGAAATGCCCACTCTTAAACTTGCAAGAATAATTTATAATGAGAATCCGTTACAATTTAGTTGCATAGACCATGCAAGAACAATATTAAGGTCAATTGAAAATAAAATGGGTAAGAATAATCAAGTAAAAACAACAAGAGAAGTACCAACAAGACCGAAAAACCCATACAACTTACCTGAATCAGATGAGGCAATTTACCAACCTTATGACCTAAAAGCGAAGCGGTTGTTGGTTCTTTCCGACATACATATTCCCTACCATAACATTGAGGCATTGACTTGTGCTTTTAATTTTGCTAAAGGAGAAAAGCCTGATGCCATCCTTTTGAATGGTGACACCTTAGACTTTTTTGGGTTGAGCAGGTTTATGAAAGACCCTAAGAAGCGGTCCATTGCAAGTGAGTTGGCAATCTTCAAGGATTTTATGGAGATTATTAAAAAGACTTTCAATGCTAAAATCTATTACAAGATGGGAAACCATTGTGAAAGGTATGAGCATTTCCTTTGGATGAAGGCACATGAACTTGTTGGGGTGGAAGAATTTGAGATTGAGAACATACTTAAAGCAAGGGCAGAAGGTATTGAGATAATTAAGGATAAGAGGATAATGAAAGCAGGGGACTTGAATATAATACACGGGCATGAGTTCGGAGGTTCAGTATTCTCACCCGTAAACATTGCCAGGGGGTTATTCCTAAGAGGTAAGGTGTCAGCAATGCAAGGACATAATCACCAAACCTCAGAACATTCTGAGAGCAATATGAATGGCGAACTAACTACCACTTGGTCACTTGGTTGCCTATGTGAGTTACATCCTGCATATCTTCCCATCAACAAATGGAATCATGGTTTTGCAATAGTAGATGTTGATGGTCAGAACTTTGAGGTAAGAAACAAAAGAATCCATAAGGGTAAAATCCTTTAACTATGGAGGAGGACCTTGTTTTAGGAGAATCAGATGAGGTTGAGTATGTTGAAGAAGAACTTGGGTATGGGTATCCTCAGTACATATCTTCCTCAGTTGAGGTCCTGACAATGCTTGAAACTGCCAATCCTATGACCAAGGAAGAAGTGCAAAGGGTGGAAGAACTGAAGAAACTTTGTTTTGAAATGCTTGAATTTTCTGTAAAATCCATGCACCAAATGCTATTTATCAATGACATAGCAGATTGATTTTTAAAGTTTTAATTGTGATTTGACCCCTGATGTATCTACATTGGGGGTTCTTTTATGGGGTAACTGCAAAAAAATATTTTAAAAAAGATTAAAAAAGTATTGTTTATATGAAAATAATGTTTACTTTTACTAAACAAATCACATCCTAAATCTTTTTTTATGAGCAAAGTAAATGAATTATTTGAGCAAAGCGGTAGACCAAATCAAGGAGACAACAGAAACTATTTTGTAAAGGCACTCAGCAAGGTTCTTGAAGATGGATTTATTACTATTAAATTACAAGAAAAGGGTAAAATATGGACAAATCCAAAGTTTGTTGCTAAAGATGGTAGATTAATAAAGTTTAACATTGAAATCAAAGGTTATGGATGGACCAAAAGAGTTTATGAAAGCAACTTTAGTGCTAAGGATTTACTTGCACACGTTGGTACATTCATTCAAAATCCTTCTATTTCAGAACAACACGTTAAGTCTATCTCTGTAAATACTTTTGAGGTTTGTGAATGTAGCAGATGTAATGGTAAAGGTATCATACCTGCATTTAATTACTATTGCGATGGTATTTGTTTTCAGTGCTATGGCAGTAAATATGAATTTAAAAGGAAAACAGTAACAGTTTAATTAATCACTCAGGGGTGCAGCATCCTTACAACTGCAACAAATCACAATTAAACAAATCAAAATGAAATCAATCACAATCACTTTCTCAGGTTACGGACATTTTAGGGTAGACATTAACCATAATGGTTATGAATTATCAGCAATCACTACTAATACCAGGTTGGTAGATGATGCAAAAGATGGTGACCAAGATGCCATTAATGACCTATATGATGAGGTCATAAACAACTTTAATCACATTGATTTTAATTAATTAAATATGAAAAAGTCAACACTTCAAACCATCATCATTGTTATCATCTGCCTTGCTTTATGCACTGCTGATAACTGGTTCTAGCCTTAAAAATCAATCAAAATGAATCCTAAAAACTTGGAAGAATTTAAAGAGTATCTTCAGCAAGAACTTGACTACGGATGGACAGTACCATCAGAATGGTCCAAAGGTTTTGATGATTGTTTGAAAAGATACATCGGGAAACTTGAAATATTTATAAATCTTAAAAACCAAAACAATGACAAAGGAACAACTCAGAAAGATTAGGCGGTCCAAAGATGTGACACAAGAGAAGTTAGCATCTATCTCAGGTATCTCACTTGCAACCATTAACCGAGCAGAAAAGACTGGTAAGGTAAGACTTGAAACTATGCAAAAATTGTTTCACACTTTAGATAAAATTTCTTAACTTTAAATCAAATCAAATCACAACAATGAAAAAGACAATCACAACAAATGTCAGAATCCCATCGGATTGGTTAAAGATTCCACTCAATGACATCATGATTACAGTTACTGCACACATTAACGAAAGCGGTGATTCGGTGGATGTATCGGTAAAGGAGATAATCTTTCCAGGGTGGCACTCCTTTAACATTGACCCCAAGCACCAGTTCGCAGTCTATGAGTTGGTAGAGCAGAAGTGTATGGATGCGTACACATTTAAGATGGAAAGCGATTATGACCACTCTTACTATTCCGATTATGTACTATGAAAGAATAGAGATGACCTTAGAGGTGCGAGGTGAAGTAAGAGCAACTGCCTTCCCTTTAAGGAATCACGAAAGCATAGAACGGCAACGGCATCAATGGTATTATTTTTATGGGTTAAAAAGCATTAAAGACTGGGAGATATACATTACTCAAAAGTCTTTTATGCAAAATATATCACCTTTCAGAATAGAAAAACCTTTTCCATATTTAATCAAATCACAACAAAATGAATCAACAGAATCAGAATCAACAGACATCTATTGCGAATCAACTAATCCTTCAGGGGGACTTGAGCAAGTTGTCGGCAGGAGACAAGGTTAGGTATTATAACGGATATTGTGAACGCATGGGACTTGACCCATATACAAAGCCGTTTGACCTTCTTAGACTTAATGGTAGGGAAGTCCTATACTGCACAAGGTCAGGCACTCAGCAATTGAATAAGTTGCACAAGGTTTCTCACTTAATTACCAGTAGAGATACCAACCAAGAAGCAGGTGTTTACATTGTAACTTCTAAGGCATCCCTTCCTGATGGTAGATGTACAGAATCTATTGGAGCAGTAAACATTGCAGGTCTTAAAGGTGAAGCCTATGCTAATGCCATTATGAAGGCAGAAACCAAGGCAAAAAGAAGGGCAACCCTTGACCTATTAGGTTTAGGTGTCTTGGATGAATCAGAGGCAGAATCAATCCCTAATGCGACCACAGTTGCCATTAATACAATGGTTGAAGCATTGCCTCAGATGGAAGTAGAATCGGTTGAGGTAATAACTGAAACCGAGGAAGAAAAAGAGTTGAGCATCGGCAGACTGGCAATAGCAATAAAGAAGGCACAGAACATTGTAGAACTCAAAGCAGTCTATGATGCTAACAAGCATAAGATAGAAACCAACCAATTTATCAAAGAACAACTTAAAGCAAGAAAAAATGAACTCATTACCAGTAAATGAAATAAAAGTGGGGGATATTGCCCCCACTAAGTTCGGCATTGAACTACTTGCCGATAGCATCCAAGAGCAGATTAATGATGGACTTCTTGACCCATTAGATGTTGCAATAAAGTTCAATAGCATAGAACAACTTGCTAAATCGGTAAAGACCCGAATTACCGAGAATGTTCTTACAGAATTAACCAAACATCCTAAAGGTAAGGCAGAGGTTCTTGGTGCAACTGTTAGCGAGATGGTAACCGTTAAGTATGATTACTCTGACCTCCCAGGTTGGACCGAACTTGAAGAACAAATAAAGGTGTTAAAGGACCAACAGAAAGAGATTGAGGACAAAGAGAGGACCTACTTTAAGGGTAATCTTCCAATCAAATCGGCATCATCAACTTTCAAAATTCAACTCAGTAAATAAACAAATATGCAAAAGTTAATCAGCCTTTCAATTGATGTAAGTAAAATTAATGCCAAAAGACTTTACAAGGGTAAAAAAGGTCAATACCTATCTGCAACCTTGTTCCTTAAAGAAGAAACAGACCAGTACGGGAATAATGGGTTTATCATTGAATCTATCACAAAAGAGGAAAGAGAAGCAGGACAGAAAGGTACTATAATCGGGAATGCCAAATTTATGGCAGGAGGAAGTAAACCTTCTGCATCCTATGACTTAGATGAAGTTCCATTTTAGCAAATCGGGTGGGGTCTAAAAGCCTCACCCATTTTAAATCAAATCACAATGAAAGTAACATTAAGTGTACAAGAGCAAATAATTGTTGAAGGCATTGCACTTGCAAGGCATCATAACAATATAGAAAGAGGAAGTAGGTCTTACAAGGTTGGAAAAGGTGATGACTTACAAATAACTATTGAAGGAACTGGTGGGGAGTTTGCATTTTGCAAAATACAAAATATCTATCCTGATATGTCTGTTGAAAGTCCTATGCCATTTGATTGTACCATTAACGGAAAAGGTTTTATAGACATTAAAACAACAAGGAAACTTGATGGGATGCTTTTAGTAGGATTGTGGAAGTCAAGGTCTGTTCCTAATTATTATGCATTAATGGTTGGTGAAATGCCTATTTATGAGTTCAAAGGATTCTTCCCAGGTCATGAAGTATTCAAGCCTGAGAATATTGTTGATTTAGGACATGGAGATACTTACGGGATATCTCAAGACCGATTAATTAAGCATATATGAAAAGAATCTTTGAATGGGTCTACTTCATATTTGTAGCAATACCAGTTGCCATTATTGTTCATCTGTTAGCATCTATTGCGTTGATGCTCAAAATCAAGTTGAAATGAGAGACATAACTTTTCACTTAGAGAATGCCGTTGAGTATGTGGTTTATGATTTGTCTATCTTCCCAATAGAGGAAAGGCAGAAAAGAGCATTAAACTTCCGTTCAGGTAAGTGCGTATGCAACTTCATGGGTTACCCTCCGAACAAGATTTCAGACCTTAGGCAGATTGGCAGGAAGGTTATAAGCAGACTGGATGGGAAAACCTATGCAGTCAGAGTGAAGAAAAAAGAGGTAGATGTGCAATAATTTATTTATCTTTGGAGTGCTTGATAGTGGAACATCAAGTGCATTGAAAAACTTATTAATGCCTTAGAGAGATTCGGAGGTTTGCAAGAGCAGACCTGTTCCACCCGAATCTTTTTAAGGTATTCTTTTTTATGAACACTGGACAAATTGTAAAGAGCAAGTCAACCGAAAGGTTTACAACTTTACCAAATGAGTTGATAAAGTCCAAGACTTTGTCGCTTGATGAGAAAGGTCTTTTGAGTTATTTACTATCACTTCCTTCAGATTGGGTTATCTATAAAAAGAATCTCTACAACAACCTTCCTGATAAACCCGGAACAATAGACCGAGCATTTAAGGGATTGCAAAACAAAGGTTATATTCTATCAATAAAGATGCATGACATTGATACTGGTAGGTTTGTTGGATGGAATCATGTAGTCTATGACATACCTGCCGAGAATGAAGATATCCGAGTTCGGGAAACACCGACTTCGGAAATTACCGACCTCGGTGAAAGTGTCTCTATACAAAAGACTAATTCCATACAAAAGAAAGATTTAATACAAATAAAAGATTTAGTCTTCATTTCAGATGATTGGGAAGATGCTTGGAAAGGTTGGATGGAATATAAAAAGGTTGAGCATGGTAATAAGTTCAAAAGTTCTAAAACCGAACAAACTGCCATAAACAACTTGGTAGACCTTTCAGGTGGTGATTTAGAAACTGCGAAAAAAATTATCAATCAAAGTATCTCAAACAATTACAAAGGATTATTCAAACTAAAAGAAAATAAAAATGGCACAACAACTAAATCAAATTATGATATCTACTCTGAACGAAGGGCAGAAATCCATGACTACTTCTCAGAAATTGACAGACAGCGAGGCATTGGACCTGGAAAGGTTTAAATATGCAAGAACTTCTGAAAAGTTAAACACAGTCAGCATTGCTTTGGTAGTGGATGAACTTATAAGGGGTATGCATAAACTTGGCATCAAGGGAGATAAGATACCTAACAAAGAGGAACTATCTGTTATGTATAAGTCAATCGTTGAGGAATACCCTAATATTAAGTTAGGTGAATTAACTCTTGCTTTTGACCTTGCAAGTAAAGGTAAGTTAGATATTGAAGCAGAAACCTATCAGAACTTTTCAGTATTGTATCTCCACAGACTTCTCAGGTCCTTTGCTCGGTATGGTATGCAGAAATTAAATGAGATTAAACCAGTAGCAGAAAGCAAGTGGAATCCAAGATTTATTTCGGATGACGAAAAGATAGAAACTGCTTTTGATTGCTTTAAGAAGTTCAGGCAATGGGATAATATAGTATTCGGGGTTGATGTGTTTAATATCCTGCATAAACGTGGTAGCATCATTGTAACCCCTTCAGAAACCTATGAGAAGGTATTGACCGCTATGAATGAAAAAATGTTTGAAGGTAGCAGACAAGACAAGATAGATATCAAAAACAAGATGAAAGATGATGATTATATGGAACATCAATGCTATCGGATGGCGGTTGCGGATTACTTTACTAAATTAATTAACAGAGGATGACACAGTTAACCGCAGGAATGATAACAAAGTATGCATTAATCAAGTTGGAAGGACTTGGGTGCTATGTTTGGCGTTGCAACAATCTGACTGTACCAGGCAGGAAGTTTATAGGTGAGAGAGGTGTGGCAGATATCATTGGATTCCACAAGGCAACTGGCAAAGCAGTCTATTGTGAGGTTAAAACTATTGCGGATAAGTTAAGCGATTATCAGATAGTTTTTCTCAATAGAGCAAAAAATGCAGGTTGTTTGTGTTACCTTGCAACTGACAATAAAGGCATCCCTGAACTTAATGAATGGGTTTAACCAAGAACGATATCATCCAAAGTCTTTACACCGACAAGGATATAGACAATGCCATCAAAAAGATGCAACCAATAGAGTTGCAAGATGACTTGAGGCAGGAGATGTTTATGGTTCTTTGTGAGATGGATGAGGCAAAGTTTATGAATATGCATCAAAATGGATTTATAAAGTTCTACTTGGTACGCACTATGTTATCAATGATAAAGTCTGATAGGTCAACATTCTTTAACAAGTTTAGGCGAACATTTACAGAATGGACTGAGCAACATGATGCACCTGATTCAACCGATACCATCCAAGCAGATGAGATAGCAGTTAAACTAAACAACTCACTCAAAATACTTCATTGGTATGAACTTGAAATCTTCCGCCTATACTCAGAGAATGGACAAAACATAATGTCCCTTTCACGGGATACTGGAATACCTTATAGGTCCTTAATGAAAACGATTAAAAAGACACGCACACTTCTTAAATATAAAATCAAAAACCATGTTACTCCTTAAAATTGTTATTGCCTCACTATTCTCAGTCTTTTACCTAATTGACATGGCAAGACTGCCTGAACGATTTAAAGTCAATTTCAAACCGTTTAATTGTAATATGTGTCTATCTGTGTATGTTGCCATTGCTTTGTACTTGATGCCCGTAATTGTCACCAATTGCGTTTTAGTGGCATTTGTTTCGGGTGTATCTGCTCCATTATTCAGGAACTTATTAAACAATATATTTTTTAAAAAGTAAATCATGGAAGGAAAAGTCTGCCCAAAGTGTAAAGTCTACAAAGAGAAAGCAAAGTTTAGCAAATCAACTGCAAGGACCGATAAGATGGCGGTGTATTGTAAGATGTGTGAGAACGCACAAAGGAAAGCGAAAGCAGAAGAACGTAAAAGAGATGCAATGTACGATATCTTTTAGTTTAATTAAATCACAGAAAACGTAGTTAATCACCTTTAAAATCAAAACAGATAAACTATGGCACAACAAACGGCAGTAGATTTTATAATTGAAAACCTACCACAAATAGATTGGGATGACCCATTTTATGTAGGTCTTTTACAAGAATCCAAACAAATGGAGAAGGAGCAGATAATTGATGCGTACTGGAACGGAACAACCGATATTAAAAAACAAGATGCATTATCTGATGCTGAGAAGTTTTATAATGAATACTATAAAAATTAACAGATGACAAAAGAAAATGAAATATTATTGAACTATACCATTTTTGAAGATGGTAGACTTTATAGCAAAAGAACAAATAAATTTATTAAATGGCATAAAGATAAATATGGGTATTTGCATACAAATATTTGTATCAATGGTAAGCAAACAATGGTGAAGCAGCATAGACTAATTGCTCAATCTTTTATACCAAACCCACAAAATAAAAAACAGGTTAACCATATTAATGGAATAAAACATGATAATCGTTTGAGTAACCTTGAGTGGTCAACTCCTTCAGAAAACGGGAAACATGCTTATGCCATAGGATTACAAAAACCAACTTATAAAAAAGTAATAGATACTTTCACAAATACTTTATACGATAGTTTAACCGAGGCGGCAAGAATTAATAATATATCACAGTCTCATTTATCTCATATGTTAGCAGGCAGATTAAGAAACAAAACAAATTTAACCTTTTATAATAATTAAAAATATGACTAAAGAAGACGAAAAATTCATTGAAGATAATATATATAATTTTGAATGTGTTAAAGCAGGTTTTATGAAAAATTTGCCACTTCATATATTAGTTGGATATGAGCAATTATATAGAAAATATCTTGATGGTGGCTTTATTTTAACCAGTTGGTGCGGTGCGTGTGTGAATGATATGATGAAGCGGTTGAGTAACTACTGGGATAATTACCAAGCAAGTAAACCTATTGAGGTTGAGCAACCCATCCAAGAAGCACCTAAGAAGAAAGGTAGACCATTTAAAAAGCAACAATGAGAATAATAACAGTAGGTCAGCGAAACTCAGGAGTTTCTTTTCATAGGTTATTTAATCCCATCATGTATCTTCCTAAAGACTTCGCAATGATGACTGATGTAGTAACTGAAGAAGAACTTGAGAAGGGTTATGACATCGTTTTTATTAACCGATACATTGCAGGTCTTGAGGTTGATGAACTGGTTAGGTTAAGGGAGAAGTACGGATTTAAATTGGTAGTTGATATAGATGATTATTGGCATCTTGACCCATGGCATATCCTTTACGGCAAGTATCCAACAAAGAAGGTCATGGACCATATCAAGATAGCAGACTTGGTCATCTGTTCAAATAATGATTTGGCAGTTCATGTGAATGAAATTAACCCGAATTGGATAGTAATACCTAATGCCTTGCCATATGGTGAGGACCAGTTTACAGACTACAAGACCGAATCTGATAGGGTGCGGTTTGTTTATGCAGGGTCAGTAACACATGAGAAGGATATCACAATACTCAAGAATCCGATGAAACGTGTTTCAACGGATGTTATAACAAAGAATAACTCAAGGTTTATCCTTTGCGGTTATAGTGAAGATAAGCAAGTCGCAAATCATTGGGGAAGGATGATTAATGACTATCTCTGCGGTTTCAAAGTTGATGGATACATACGCAGTGCGTTACCAGTTGACCAATATATGAACTTTTATAATGAAGCAGATGCTTGTCTGATTCCGTTGGTAGATTCCAAGTTCAACTCAATGAAGTCCAATCTTAAAGTCTTGGAGGCAGCGACAAAGAATGCTCCCGTAATAGCATCTAACGTGAAACCTTATTCTGATTGCCCACACATAATACCAATAACGCATCAAGGTGGATGGTTTGAAAATATTAAAAAACTTGTCAAAGATGCTATATATAGACAAGAGATGGGTCTTGCTAATGGGCAGTGGTGTAGGGAGAACTTTGACTTGGTAAAGGTAAACAAGTTAAGAAGTCAAGTTTTTGAATCATTTTAATTGACATAAATCAAATGAAAGCAGAGTTACACTTTAACCTTGATGATTATGATGATAAGATTGAACATCTTAAATGTGTTCAAGCATCAGACTTATGCAGTGCAGTTTGGCAGTTTTTGAATAATACAAGAAAGGAATTGATGAACGATGCATTGAACCAAAAACTTGACATAGATGATGCAGTAAGTTTGGTTTACAGAAGATTTTGGGAGATATTAGAGGAAAGGAATATAGACATAGATAAACTGATTCAATGAAGTACCAAGCAAAGTGTGTAAGTTGCAGAAACTGCAACAAGAAATATACCATTACTATCATCAAATCACAGACTAAAGAAAGCAAGTGTGGTCATTGTGGAACTATAAATAAATCAAATGGGTAAAGTATTAATCGCAATGGCGGTCCATGATACCGAGGAGAACAAGAGGACTGCACTAACAAAGGAAGTCCTTGATAGTCTATTTATGCAAGGTGTTTTTGCAGACCATGACTTTTGGGCAATAGATAATAACTCTTGTCAAGCAACTAAAGACTTGTTGAATAGTTATGCAGAAGATGGTCTTATCAATGTCATTACCAATGAACAGAACATAGGGACTGCTGAGGCGGTTAATCTTGCTTGGAAGTACAGAATACCTGGGCAACATTGCATAAAGATGGATAACGATGTTGTTATTAATCATTATTATTGGATTAAGGAAATGGTTGAGGCAATTGAAAGAGATGAAAGGATAGGTATAGTTGGACTAAAAAGAAAAGATTGTTGGGAAGAACCAAACCATTCCTTGCCTGATTGGAGAAGTGAATTAGTAATGCTTCCACACATGGCAGGTCAAAAATGGATAATAGTAGAGAAGTGTCATCACATCATAGGTACTTGCCAAATGTACTCATCAGCATTATTAGACAAAATTGGGTATCTTTACCAACCTTGCCTATATGGATATGATGATGTACTTGCAAGTCATCGGTCCACAGTTGCAGGTATGTGGAATGTGTTTTTGCCTCATATTGAAATAGACCACATTGATAAGGGAGAAACCGAGTACCAGTCTTGGAAAGAGAAACATAGTTCAGAGGTTACTCAACAAGTCATCAAAATAACACATGAATACTATCATGGCACAAGACCGATATACTATAACCCGTTTGTAATATGAAAGTAATAGTATCACTTGATAATCCGAATCACCACGGGTGGTTGAAGTTAGAGGAATCACTCAAAAGACATGGATGGGATTACCATACAATTGTCAAAGAGTGGAAAGGGTTTGGAACTAAGATAATAGGACTTTACGAGTATCTTGTTAACTCCTATGATGATGATTTCATTTATCTTGATGCGTACGATAATTACTGCATTGCACCACCCGATGAGTTTAATTACAAACATAGAGGCGGTACTGGTCTTATCATAAGTGCAGAGAAAGGGTGTTACCCTGACATACAGAACATGGGAAAGTTTCCATCTGTACCTCATGAATGGAAGTATCTAAACTCGGGGCAGATATATGGCAGAAGGGATGTGTTTATGAATCTATTTGAGCAGAACCCAGTCAGATTTGAGGATGATGACCAAAGGTGGTACACAGAAAGATACTTAGAGAGAAGTTCAAGCATCAGCCTTGATTACTGCAATATCTTCCAATCAGTTGCCTTTGAAGTTGAAGGTGACTTTACTCTGACCTATAACAGATTATATAACAATAAAACCCATACTTTCCCTATGTTTATTCATGGCAACGGAAAAACAGATATGACTAAATTTTACGCATTATGATGGATGAACTGGTAAAAGAATATACCGACAAGGTGAATGCTGATAAAGAACTTAAAGCATATCGGGATTGGATAGAAGTAAACGCTTTCGGATTCGGGGAAAGATGCTTTCTTTGGATGTGGAATGAGATAGTGGCAAAGATGCCTCAAGAGTTTACCTTTATGGAAATCGGGGTCTTTAGAGGGCAGATACTTGCCATAGTAAGTCAGATCGGTAGAGCGTAGTGTAGGGAGAGTAGGGGAAGAGGAGAGGTAGCAGGAGGAGAGA